ATCCCTTCGTACACGCAGTTTCATGTTATCCTCAGGTATCCAGAAATACGGAAGGATCACATACTTCTCGGTATCATTCCTTGGTGGGAACACAAGCACGAATGCCGTGATATCCGTAGAACTTGAAAGGTCGAGTCCGCCATAGCATTCCCTTCCGAGAAGCTCCTCTTCATTCACTGCAAAGGAACAGGCATCCCACTTATCCATCTGCATCCACCGGGTGCTCTGTTTCACCCACTGATTCAGACGGAGCTGCCGGAACACATTCTCCTCTGCCGCATTCTCTTTTGCACTGATATATGCATTCTGCACTTTCTCAATATCAATCGTGTATCCAAGTGACGGATTTGCCTTATACCACACATCCTCACTCGACCAGTCATCCTCATCAGAAGCCCCATAAATTACCGGATAAAAAGTCGGGTCGATCTTTCTTCCTTCAATAATATCCAGAGCCTTCTGATGCTGTTCAAAACACACGGAATTCCTGTCTGTCCCGGCTGTTGTGATCAGGAAGAACAAAGGCTGTGTTCTGGCATCACCGGAACCTTTGGTCATGACATCGAACAGCTCCCGGTTCGGCTGTGCATGCAGCTCATCAAAGATGACCGCATGGACATTCAGACCGTGCTTGGTGTATGCCTCTGCCGACAGCACCTGATAGAAGCTGTTGGTCGGTTTATATACAAGCCTTTTTACAGACATGACAGGTTTGATCCTTTTCTTCAGTGCTGGACACTGGTCTACCATATCCACCGCAACATCAAATACGATGGAAGCCTGCTGCCTGTCGGAAGCACAGCCGTAAACCTCTGCTCCCCACTCACCGTCACCGCATGTCATATACAGTGCGATGGCTGCTGCCAGTTCAGACTTTCCGTTTTTCTTTGGTATCTCACAATAACAGGTGTTGTACTGCCTGTATCCGTTTTCCTTTACCGTCCCATAAAGGGTACGGATGATCTCGTCCTGCCACGGGAGAAGTTCAAACGGAACTCCCCGCCACCTTCCTTTGGTGTGTTTCAGGCAGTTTATAAAATTGACTGCATGGTCTGCCTTTGCTTCATCAAACATTATCCTGCACCGCCTTTCACAAGCAGAAGCTCCATTTCATCATTCTGCTTGTCTTCCCCGTTATCCGTTGAAATACGGCTTCTTGCGGACGGTGTAAGGCCGAACTGCTCACAGAACTTATTCATGATCTTCAGATAGGTCTGGGCAATGGACACCTGCGGTACCTGCTGCCAGTATCCGCTCGGGGTCTTTACGATGGTCCCGTGCTGTGTAATAAACTCCTCTGCCTCTTTCCATCTCGCATATGCCTGACAGTATCCTGCGAATGCTGCCATATCTATTTCTGTCAGGATGCCGAGATGCTCCAGCTGTTTCGCCATCCTTCTCCATTCTTTCTTTGCCTCATCCTCAAGCCATGCCGGACAGCGCGGGGCTTTTTTCTCCGGCTTTGGTTCGCCCGTATTAAGGCTTCTCTTGCCCGGATTGCCCTCAAGCACCTTTACTGCCGTAGGCTTTGGTTTTCTTCCTCTCTGTGCCACTGTCCTCACCTCCCTGTAAAAAAATGGCAACAAAAAAAGACTCCCGAAGAAGCCTTTTTACATAACCGCTATCTGTTTGACCTGTGTATGGTCTCTATAATTTCTTCCTGTTCTTCCCTGCTCACGCCCATGCTTGCAAGTGCCTCACGGGTTCCACAGTCTGGACAGATAAGCGTCTGGTTATCTTCCCTTGAAAGGGCAGGTGTCCGTGTGTATCCTGCCCCGCATTTCGGGCAGATCCTTATTCTTAATGTTTCAGTCTTCATATCCTGCCTCCTTCACCGCCCTGATCTGTGCCTCGGAAAGATAATGCTCATCAAATCCGAAACTGATATAACCTTCAAGGCATATTCTTACATAGGAAAGGGAAGGAATCCCGATTTTCCGCTCTTCGTGCATGATATACACAAAGCATTTTCTTTTTCTTATTTTCCCCGTCCGTATTCC